AATTGATGTTAAATACTATACTACTAACAGTTAATAATTAGTGACCGGCACAAGGAGACCACCTCCTTGTGCTCCTATAAACCAAAGGTAATACATGACTCTTTCCCTTAAATCCCTACTAGTTCCCTCAAAACAAATTGAAGTAGAATATCCCGGAATGCCCGGATTTTTAATTCAGATTGCTTTCCTATCCCGCGAAACCCTACTTAATATCCGAAAAAAATCAACAAAAACTACCTTTAAAAATCGTCAGCCACAAGAAGATTTTAATGAAGATCTTTTCTTGCAGCTATACGTAGAAAATGCAGTAAAAGGCTGGACCGGATTCAAGCTTCAATACTTAGAACAACTTGCTCCTGTTGATCTTACTGGCCAAGACTTAGAAAATGACCTAGAATACACTGCTGAAAATGCACTGTTCTTAATGAAAAATTCTAGCAACTTTGATGCGTTTATTACAGAGCAGGTAAGCGACTTGGGAAACTTTTCCAAGAGCAAATAGCTCAAACAGAACGTGATATAAAAAACTATATTCAAAATACTGCTGTTGGTATGAATAAATGGCAGTATTTTGAAATGTGCGAACAATTAGGCACAGAACCTAATCCAGATGAAGTGCCTGTAGAATTTGAAGATTTTATTTGGGAAGTACAAGAAGCTTTTGAAGTATATAATTTATTAAAAGACGAATGGGATGGTTTTAATGGTTTATATTTAGGCAAAAGCTTAATTGGTATTACAGAAATATTAGACATTTCTGGCGTAGATATTGACCAAAGACATACTATGATTCTACTAATTAAATTAATAGATAGAATTCGTGTTGAAGAATTAAATCGCAAACAAGAAAAACCCGCTAAGTAAAAACTTTTGCGGGTTTTTTTACATCCTAAAATTTTTGGGTTGACATAACAATGGTTTTATGTTACAATGGGTGTAACTAAATCTTAAAGTCTTGGAGCTACCATGGCTGGTAATGCAATTAATTTTGAGTTAAAATTAAAATCGAATATAAAACAACAAACTCAAGAAGCTAAAGAGTTAAACAGGGAAATGTCAACTGCTGCACGTGCAGCGCAACTGGTTGACTACGGTCGTGCTCGTGGAAGCATGGGAGCTACAGGAGCAAGTGCTCGTGACTTTGCAAACCAAGCACAAGGCTTGGGTGGATTAGTTCAACTATACGCTACCTATGCAGCTAACGTATTTGCACTAGGTGCTGCGTTTCGCGCACTTAGTGAGGCCATGAATATTACTAACATGATTGAGGGCCTAAACCAATTAGGTGCACAAGGCGGTAATGCTCTAGGTAGCTTAGCTAAACAGTTTGTAAGTATCACAGGTGGTGCACTTAGCATGCGTGAAGGCATTGAAGCTGTATCTAAGGCTAGTAGTGCTGGTTTGGCTAACGAACAGATATTAAAAATTAGTCAATCAGCCACAAAAGCTTCGCAAGTTCTAGGAGTAGCACTTCCTGACGCTGTTAATCGTTTAACCCGCGGTATTGTTAAACTAGAGCCTGAACTACTAGACGAATTAGGTTTATTTACAAAAATTGGTCCTGCAGTAGAGGCATATGCACGTAATTTAGGTCGCACAGAAAGTTCGCTTAGCGACTTTGAGCGTCGTCAAGCTTTTGCACTGGCTGTGTTAAAAGAAGCTGAAGAAAAGTTTGGTAAAATAAATATACCTACTAATCCCTACGATAAATTACTGGCTACACTAAAAGATATTAGTGTGGTTGGCTTACAACTAATTAATACTGTACTAGGGCCTATAGTAAAGTTTTTAAGTGAAAGTCCCACAGCCCTAGTAGTTATTTTAGGCCTACTAGGAAAAAATCTATTAGGCAGAGTTATACCTATTATTGGGCAGTATAACAAAGCACTAGAAGATTCTGCAAATACAGCTGTAGATCGCTATAGTAAAATTTCTGATATTGCTAAAGCTAATGAGCAAAACCGCAGAGCTGAAATTACTGCTAGAGCTGTTTTTGAAAAAGAAAAAATAGAAGATATTAAAAACAAAGAACTAGAATCACTAGAAACAGTATCTAGAAAGCGACTAGATCGTCGTACTAGAGAAATCTTAGATAGATCAAAAACTGAGGGTATTGCTGCTGTAACTGCTAAAGATATTGCTTACCTAGAAAGTAAAAAGCCTGCAATATATGGAGATCTTGCTAAAAGATTAACTGTATTAAAAAATATAAATCAAGATATTTTAGATATAGAAAAAAAGTCTGTTGAATTACAACAAAAGAAACCAGGACTATTTACTGCAGCTGGTGCTGCTGCTGCACGTGCTGAAACAGCCAGACGCAGTGCAGAAGGTAGATTGACTGTGCAAGAAGTTAGTAAAACTGCCCAAGAAGTAGGTCTGGGTGCAGCAACTAAAAAAGCTATAGGTGATATTACTGATAAACGTCTTGGTTTAGTTGCTGGTACATTAACTGGAATTGGTTCTGCTGGTGTAATTGCTGCAGAAGGAGTTAGCCGACTAGGTGCGGTATTTAGTAGATTTTTAGGTTGGATTGGTTTAATTGTTACAGCATATCAATTTCTAGATATGGCACTTAGTACTAATGATAAAGAAGTTGCCACATTAAATGAAAGTTTAAATAATTTAGAAGAAGTTACTAAAACTGCTGCTTCTACTGCTAAACTATTTGGAGACCAATTAAGTGTTCAAAGTATTGTAGCTAAATCAAATGCATTAGATGCTTTAAGTACTAATATTACTAAAGTAGTTAATGATCTAAAAGCAGCAGATGCAGCTTCTAGTTTATGGAATAAAACTATAGATAGTATTCTTGTAATATTTGGTCAAGATTTAAAAAGTAAATTTGTTAAAAACTTTGCACCAGCTATTGCAAGCACTATAGAAACGATTTCAGATCCTGAACTTAAAGAAAAAGCAAAAGAAAATTTTAGAGAACTACTTAAAATAGACCCTAAGGCTGTAGTAGATATTGAAACTGTTGCAGCTGCCCTACGTGGCCTAGCTCCTAAAGATTTATTAAAGGCTAGTGACGAGCTTCAATACAGAATAGATCGTATTAGACAAGCTAGTAAAAATGCGACTCAACCACTACAAACATTTAAAGAAGAAGTACAAACACTAGACAAAAGTTTTCAAGAACTATCAAATACTTTTGTAGCACAAGATCCGTTTACACGATATGCACTAAACTTGAATAAAGTAGCTAATACAATGCTTAATGCATTTAAAGATGCTACAAATCAAGTAGCCTTACTCAATGATATAGCCAAAGATCCCTCAATACTACGTTCCTTACCTGTAGTAACACAACAAGCAGCTCAACAAACTATTAAACAACTACAAGAACTACAAGATACTATTAAAGCTGGTGAAAATATGCAGCGAGCTGGTCGCGCAGCCAGGTTAGGTGCATTAAGTACAGATTTTGCAACACAGCTAAGAGACGATGATCTAGAAGTACAAGGCTCAAGAATTATAGAAACTGCTCGACGACAAATGCGAGAAGTTAGAGAATCGTTTACAAAAGCACTAGCTACAGCAGCTAATCAAGCTATAGGCGTTATTGAAAAAGGAGTAGCTGCTAATGCTAAAACTTTAGCAGTAGACTTGCAAAAAACTATAGCGGGACTACTACCAAAAACACCAGAAGTAGTAAATATTCTAGCTGATTTAGAAAAGCAGGGAATTGATATTCGTAAACAAGAACTTATTCGTTTACGTGAGCTTGCTATAAGTACAGATAAATTACGCATTACAAATGAGTTACAACTACTAAATCAAGAAGAAGAAAAACTAAAAGGACAATCTTTAGAGCCAGATGTACAAGCTACACTTCAGAATATACAAAGAAGTAGAGCAGATCTAGGACAGCAAATGCAAGCATATATAGATCCTGCTAGTTTATCCGGTAGTTCTCAAGCAGTAACTCAAGGCACGCAAAGTATTTTAGCAAATACCGCAGAGTTTAGAATGGCTTTAGCAAAGCTAAATAATGAAACTACTATGGTAGAGTTAAAAAGAATAGTTGATATAAGCCAAGCAGAGTTTGATAAGCGAATACAAATTGCAGGACAACAAGTTGAAAATTACAAAGCTGGAACTGAGCAAATATTAAGAGATTTAAAAGTTAGTGGAGCTACTCCACAAACTATTGAAGACGTAAGAATTGAGCGTCAACAAGAACAAGATAGACGAGAAAGAAATCAACAAGATCTACAGTTTCAGCGTGAAATAGCTAAGTTTACGGCCGTTCGTGAGTTTACACAAGATAAACTAAAAACAGCCAAAGATGAAGAAAGAAACACTTATGCTGCTATTCTTAATGCTGCTAACCTAGAAATAGAAATACAACAAAGAATAAAACGCGAAAAATTAGGTAATCTTGAATCTACTCAAGGAATTGCTGCTGCAGAAGCGCGCAGTGCTAATGAGATAGCTAAAGAATTACGAGTTTTAGAGCGCGTACAGGAATTAGAAAGTCAACGTGCTCAAAAGATTCAGCAAACCTACGACACAGATATTCAACGAACCCAACAAGCCCTACAAGATTTAGACACCCGTAAGGAGCTCTTAAAATTAACAGATCAAGAATATATAAATGAGAAAAATGTACTTGATCTTAGACTTTTAAGATTAGAAGCAGAAAAAAGCGCTTTTGATTTACGAACTGCAGCCGCAGATAAACAGCGAGACTTAGATAGACAAATTGCCGGACTAGGTCCTGCAGATGCAGAACGACGCCAACAGCTTGAACAAGATAAAATATTTTATGCTGCTTATTATGAAGCACTAATCCAAGGCGAGCTTGCAGTTTATAATGCTAGATTAAAAAATGCACAAGCACAACAGCAATTAACTGAACGTCAAAAAGCATATGATCAAATGTTTACTAATAGTTTTACAGGACTAGCAGATGCTATGGTTCAGTGGGCAGAAACCGGTAAGTGGGCTGGTAAAGACTTATTTAAGAGTTTAACCGCTGATTTATTACGCTACGAATTAAGATTACAAACTACGCAACTATATACTTCTGCAATAAGACCAAGTATTCTTAGTTTTGCTGCCAGCTTAGCCAATCCAGGGGGTGCCGGCTCTAGTCAGCTTGCCTTAGCTGGTGGTTCGCCTTTTGCCAAAGGTGGCGCATTTGATTATGGTGTTGAAAAGTTTGCCAAAGGCGGCATGTTTACTAATTCAGTAGTAAATCAGCCTACCCTGTTTAAATTTGCCCGTGGTACTGGCCTAATGGGCGAAGCCGGGCCTGAAGCTATTATGCCCCTAAAACGCGATAGTCAAGGTAACTTGGGTGTTCGTGGCGGCGGTCAAAAAACAGAAGTAGTTATTAATAACTACAGTGGCGAACGTGCTGAAAGTAAAGAAACTGTAGATAGTCGCGGCAATCGTAAAATAGAAGTTGTTATTGGCGAAGCAGCTGCATTAGACCTTTCTACTGCTGGTAGTTCTTCACAAAAAAGCTTAAGAAGCACTTTTGGCCTAGCACCTCAATTAATTAGGAGATAATATATGGCCTATACATACTCATGGCCAGTATCCCTACCACAGTCTCCGCAAAAAAACTTTACGGAGACTGGGGGTGCATTAATAATTCGCACTCCTATGGATAGCGGACCTGCTAAACAACGTAGACGTGGTAAACTCCCGTCAAAAATGACACTATCATTTATAATGACTAGTGCACAGGTAACCACCTTAGAAAATTTTGTTACTAATGATATACGTGGCACAGCTAGGTTTGGCTTTACACACCCACGTACAGGTCAAATAGTAGAGGCTCGTATGATTCCTCAAGGAGATGGCGAACTGTACACAGCAAGTTATATAGCGCCAGGATACTATACTATTAGTACTACTTTTGAAATACTACCATGAGCAGATTAAGTACACTAAGCCCTACAGCACTTCAAGCTATGTTTGGGCAAGAAACAGATAAAGAATTAATATTACTACTAACCATCTATGATCCAAGCAACCCTACTCAAGTAGTATTAAGATTAGCTGATGGATTTACTCAACGTATAAGTGAAACTGCTGATGACGTTATGTATGGTGTAGTTAGTAGATCTAATAATTACATATTCCTACCCATGGAAGTAACAATGCCAGATGAGTCTGATAGTAGTGCTCCAAAATGCTCTATAGTCTTGCATGATGTTACCAGATACGTAATGCCTGTTGCAAGAAGCATTAATGGTCAACCAAAAGTTAAATTAGAACTGGTAGTCTCAAGTACTCCTGACATAGTAGAAGTAGTTTTCACTAGTTTTTATATTACTAATTTTTCCTATACAGTAGATAGAGTTACTATTGAGCTGTCAATGATTGGATATGAGCGTGAGCCTTTTCCGCAGTATTCTTTTAATCCAGTATACTTTCCAGGATTATTTTAAATGTGGTCAAATAAATATATAGGTATACCATTTAAAAGTAGAGGTCGGGACTATAGTGGCGTTGATTGCTGGGGCCTAGTACGTCTTATTTACAAGGAACAGTATAATATAGAACTACCTAGCTTTGCCGATGAGTATATTCAACAAGACTCTAAAAGAATTCAAGAATTAATTACCCAGTATAAAGAAGGCTGGCAAAAGTTAGATGCTCCTGAGCTTGGTTGTATAGCCCTATTTAGAACCCTAGGCACAGCTACACACGTTGCAGTAATGGTATCCCCTACAGAATTTATACACTCTCGTAGCGGATATGATGTTGCTATGGGCAGTATACAGGGCACAAGGTGGACTAGCAGACTAATCGGATTTTTTAAGTATGTAGAGAGCACTAAAGTTAAGCTTGAAGAGCTGCCACTAGCCCTAGAAACAAAAACAATTGTTTTTGAAATTAAAAATACCACTACTAAATTAATTGAAGTCGTTAATAAACTAACAGAAGAAACAGGGCTAAAAACTAGTAGTTTTATTATTTTAGTAAACGGTACTGTAATTGCTGAAGAATTCTGGGAAAAAATAACAGTGCAGCATGCAGATGTTATAGCATATCGTCAAGTACCGGGCGATGAAGACCTTGGCAGACTAGTAATAGTACTTGCAGTGGTATATTTTGCAGGAGTATATGCCGGAGCACAAGCTGGTTGGAGCGCAGGAGCAAAAGCCGCTTTTGTAGCCGCAGCCAGTACAGCGGCAACTTATGCAGCAAATGCTATATTTCCTGTTAGACCGCCACCAGAGCCTAAAGATCCTGGAAGTAGTGAAAGTCAACTAATGGTTCAGGGAAATGCAAATAATGCAAACCCCTATGGAGCTATACCCGTAGTACTTGGAAAAGTACGCATGACTCCTCCTCTTGCTGCTCAAAATTATATTACCTATCCAGAAGAACGCGTTTCCTATCTAACAACAGCATTAGCTTGGGGATTTGGCCCACTTAGTTTTAGTAATTTTAAAATAGGTGAAACAAATATAGCAGATTATGTGATAAAAGACAGCGTAACACTTAGCGGATATAATGATTCGGCCGCAGATATTCTTAAATTTAATCAGCTATACTCTAGAGACGTAGAACAGCCTCAGTGGAATCCAGTTACTATGGTTTGTGATGGTAGTCCCGGGTTTCAAACTACTACAGTAGAAGAACAAGCTTGGGATCCGGAAAATGGTGCATATATTATTAATACTACTGTGCCCACTAATACACCTATAGCTTCGCCCGGTATTTACTATAATCCTCCAGGCTCTACTAGTAGTGCTATAGATGTTTCTGTAGCCTTTCATATGCCGCAAGGTATGCGAAGAATTGTTAGTAAAGGTAGTGCAGCAGGAGAGTCTGAAGCTGCTCTTGTACGAATACAAACTCAGTATAAATTTAATAATGGCCCATGGCAGGACTGGGAAACTTTTGACATTACAGGTATTAAAAAAGATGCTTATACTATTGTTAGAACTAAAACCTTTAGTACCGAAGGTCTAATACAAGTACAAGCTCGTAGATTAACTGGTGATAATATAGATGATGATCCTAGCTACAGATACTATCATGATGTAGTACTTTTAAATGTTACCTATACAAGTAATAGAAATCCTATAAAAATTCCACCTAATACCAACCTAGCAAGAAGTGTTTATATAGTACAAGCATCAGATCAGCTAAGTGGTCAGTTAGAGGGTATAAATGCAATTGTGCAAAGTAAATGTAGACCTATTAGTAATAGCCCTGGTTCAGACTATACACTAACTACAAGCAATCCTGCAGCACTATTTTTTCATATACTTACTCATCCAGCAAACCCTCAACGAATCCTAGACAGCGAAATTAGTGAAAAAATCAATATTCAACAATTGCAGTACTGGTATAACTATTGTGATACTCAACGAGAAATTGCGTATTTTGACTATAATATAAGTAGCTACACTGGTGCAACGTATAAGTATGAATATAATGGAGTAATTGCTGAACAGCGAAGTATACTAGAAGTATTACGAGATATTTGTGCAGCTGGTAGAGCTAGTCCGGCAATGATAGATGGTAAATGGACTGTAGTAATAGACGAACCTAAATCAACAATTGTTCAACATTTTAGTCCACATAACAGTTGGGGATTTGAGGGAACTAGAAGTTTACCTAAAGAACCAGACGGTTTAAAAATAACGTTTTATGACGAACAACAAAATTACCAGCAAGTAGAAACAATAGTTTATAATATCGGTAAAAATATTAATAATGCAGAATTATTTGAAAGTATTAGTCTACCAGGTGTAACAAATAAAGGTTTAGTAGTTGATCACGGTAAGTGGCACTTTGCTCAGCTAAAACTACGTAGAGAATTATATAGTTTAAATGCAGATATAGAGTACCTAGCGTGTAATCGAGGAGATCGTGTAAAAGTTACCCATGATGTTCCTGCTTGGGGACTGGGCAGCGGCAGAATAAAACAAACTTATGCAAATACTAGTAATAATATAAATATTATTGAATTGGACGAAACTGTTCCGCTAAATAATACAACTCAATATACTGTTCGTATAAGATCAAATTCTGGACAAAGTACAACAAGTCAAGTAGGAACTCAGTTTACTTTTTCGGGATATACTAGAACAGGTAATACAATTTCAATTACACTAGGAAATACTTATGGCACAGTACCTTTTGATGAGTTTAATCCAATAACTATAGAAAGTACAGATGCTAGCATTAATGTTTCAAATAAACTAGTGACTATTAATAGACAAACAAAAACAATTAGTTATACAGTTGCAACCACAGGAACTAATGGTTTTAATGCAGCAACAGGAACCATAAAACTAACCCAATCTGACTATAAATATTTAGTACTACAATCACCAGTTACTATAGCTAGTGCTTTAATTAATGTTGGCAATTTATTTATGTTTGGTCAGTTAAATCAAGAAAGTCAAGATTTAATTGTAATAAGTATTGAACCTACAGCAAATAAAACTGCACGACTTACACTAGTAGATTATGGCGTTACTAGTACTTATAATATATTTGAGGGCTATAAAAACTTTACTGATAATGTTGTATTTCAAACTAATATAACTCTTCCACCAGAAAGATTGCGTAATACTTTTACTGATGTACAAGTTCCATTAGTAACTGCTATATACAGTGATGATAGAGCTGTAGAAATTGTTTCTCCTGGAGTATATAAGTATAATATAAGAATTAGCTATGCTACACAAACTAATTTACCTACTAGTACAAAATACGTACAATGTGAATATGCATATGCTGTAGATACTTCTATTAATAATACTAAAGTAATTACCTCGGAATATCTTACAAATACAATAAATATTAGTGATGTAATTGCAGGCGAACAATATAAGTACAGACTACGATATATAACTACAGACAATATAGTAGGACCATGGACTCAATGGGCAAATCATACAGTTCAAGGATTAACTACTAACAATGAAGAAATTACTTCAGTTGCAGTAGTTAGAATTGGTAAGTATTTAAGAATTGCTCCAACTTTAACACTTATACCTAGTAATTTTAAATATTTTAGAATTAAAATATTTAAAGATAGTGGTACAGGAGACTTTTGGACTAATACTAATACAAGTATTAAAACTATAACAACCGCTGCTAGTTATATTGATTATAACATATTAGAATTTGCTTCGCCCAGAATCAGTGAGGCAGGTATTAAATATAGAATAGCTTGTAGATTAGTAGATACAGCAGGTAATGAAAGTGCTGTAAGTGCTCTTAATAGTATAATACTAACTACAATAAATCCATAGGAATATAAATGTCTGCACAAATATTTCCAGCTGTAAAAGGATTACAGCTAGTTGTTGAACCGCCCATTGATAGTACTACCGGACAAGTTCGTGATGACTTGTCCGGTATTCGGGTATGGTATAGTACTCAAAATAATATAGATACCACAACCGCACCTCAATTGCAAAGTGATGGTTTAAATGTTTTTATTCCTAATCTTACAGCAGGTACTTTATACTATGTAAAGTACGCACTAGTATCATACTTAGATGAAGCTCAATATAATGATTCAGAAGTACTACAAGCTACACCCCTTAGTGGAGCAGTAGCAGTAGACCTAAGTGTTGGTACACAGGTATTTACATATACGGCTGCTGGAATTACTCCTAGTCCGGCTAATACTACAATAACTGCTACAGCTCGAAATACTACTGGTACAGTTTACTATGAATTTATACTAGCTGGAATTACTGTACAAAATACTACTACAAATAGTTATACATATACTCCGCTAGCGGATCATAGTAATATGCCACAACAAATTGTGGTTAAAGTAAGAGAAGGTAGTAGTAACTCTACTGTACTAGCTCAAGATACACTAACACTAATAGGAGTTAAACCCGGTATTAATGGTATTGACGCTGTTAGTGGATTTCTAACTAACGAATCCGCTACAGTAAGTACACTAAGTGACGGCACTGGTGGAGTATATACTAGTGCTGGTGGTACTTTTAGAGTATATAGTGGTATTACAGATGTTACTGCCAGTGCTACTTATAGTGTATTTACTGCCAATACTACGGGTGGTTTAAGTATTAGTATAAATACAGCAGGAGTTTATACAGTAACTGCTTTAACAGATGATAGTGGTACTGCTACACTAAGAGCTGTATACGGTACAGTTACTATAGAAAAAATATATAGTATTAGTAAGAGT